CGTTACAAATGAAAAACAATATCACCACATACATAATCATCCTAACTCTTTAGTTTCAGGAGTCCTATATATAAATGCAGACAAACAAAACGATAATATAAAATTTTTTAGAGATAGAGATAGACACGAAATAATTAAATTAATGCCAAAAGCATTTAATTGGTTTAACAGTGAGTCCTGGGTTTATCCTGTATCTAGCGGAAAGTTAGTTATGTTTCCTTCTTCTACAACACATACTGTAGATTTAAAAAAAGGTAACAATGCAAGAATGAGTCTAGCCTTTAACGTTTTTGTTAAAGGAACTTTTGGAAATCAAAGAGCTTTAACTGAATTAATTTTATGAAAAAAAATTTAGATTTTTATGTAAGAAATTATAAAAGTTGGTTGGATAAACCACTTTGTGACGAAACAGTAAAACAATTAAAAACTTTTAAAGCTGAATGGAATGAACATACTTTCTATAACAGAGCAACAAAAAAAGAAGTTAAGTTATCTGGAAGTAAAGAATTATCTACAATGTACACGGATCAAGTTACTACAAATAATGAAATCATGGATAAATTTTGGTACGCAATACATGACTATATTTTAAAATATTTAAGATTTTCATGGTTTGATAGTTGGGATAGTTATTCTTTTTTAAGATACAATAAGTATAAAAAAAATAAACAAATGGCACAACATTGTGATCACATAACAAATATATTTGATGGAACAAGAAAAGGTGTGCCGATACTAAGTGTATTATGTTCTTTAAATGATGATTATTCTGGAGGAGAATTTATGATGCAAGGTAAAAAATTAGATTTTGAAAAAGGAGATGTTTTAGTGTTTCCTTCTAATTTTTTATTTCCACATGAAGTAAAGCCTGTAAAAAAAGGAACTCGTTATTCAGCAATATCTTGGACGTGGTAATTTTTTGAAAAAATATAAATTAAACAAACAAAAAGGTTTTTTAAAAGGTTGGTATATTGATCCTAAAATATGCGATGAACTTATAGAGTTTTTTGAAGCTAATGAAAAATTACATAAGTTAGGTGTTTTAGATACTGGTCGTGATAAAACTAAAAAAATATCTACTGATATTAATATAAACATGGAAGATCAGAACATGGTTAAATATGCTTTTCAATTAAAATATTGTGTGGAAGAGTATAAGAAAGTATTTCCTGCATTAGATATATATTTAGCGCCTTGGGCCATGAGAGAATTAATTAATATACAAAGATATAAACCTGGTGAGGGTTTTTATAGTTGGCACACAGAAAACTCAAATATAATTTCATCTCATAGAATTATGGCTTTTATGACTTACTTAAATACAGTTGAAGAAGACGGAGAAACAGAATGGCTTCATCAAAAAATTAAAATAAAACCAGAAAAAGGTTTGACTTTAATATGGCCCTCTGACTGGACACATGTACACAGAGGTTGTGTAGCTAAAAAAGAAACTAAGTATATTGCAACTGGTTGGTTTTCGTATGTATAATAAAATTTAATGAAAATGAAACAATACTATTGGTGGTGGAGAGATATTATTAGAGAAGAACAAATTAAAAAAATAAATAAATGTAAACCAATTAAAGGTAAAAATACACCAGCACTTGTTAAACAAACTTCTAAAGTTGTTTTTCTCCCTTACAAAAAAATAGAAAAAAATTTAAATAATGCAGTAGAACATTGTTATCATAGCAATGCAAATAATTTTGGTTATGATTTGTTTAAGTTTACAAATCAATTCGTACATCACAATACTTATTCAAGTAAAAATAAAGGACAGTATGATTGGCACATAGATGCAAATGATGATTTTGCATACGATGTAAAATTTACAGTTATTATAAATGTTTCAGAAAAAAAATATGAGGGAGGAAAATTTATGATATATAACGGCAGTAAAAAAGTTCATGTGCTTCCATTAGATCACCCTGGAAGTATGTTAATGTTTAGATCTAATTTGTTACATAAAGTAGAACCAGTCACAAAAGGAGAAAGAAAAACTTTAACTATTTTTTTAGTAGGGCCAAATTTTAAATAAAAATAAGTAGTATCTGCCATTAGAATATGGTATCGTATATAAAAACAACTAGATATTTTTTATTGATATGATAAAAATAATCTATGCTTCAAAAATTAGGATTTTTACCAGGATTTAATAAACAGGTTACTGAAACCGGGGCCGAGGGTCAATGGTTTGATGGTGATAATGTACGTTTTAGATATGGCTCACCTGAAAAAATAGGTGGTTGGTCCCAATTAGGACAAGATAAACTTACCGGAGCAGGTCGGGCATTACACCATTTTGATGATAACGCTGGTATTAAATACGCAGCGATAGGCACAAACAAAATTTTATATGTTTATTCAGGCGGGACATACTACGACATACACCCAATAAGAACAACAATAACTGGTTGTACTTTTACAAGTACATCTTCTTCTACAAGCGTAACCGTAAACACAACTACGTCTCACGGTTTAATAGAAGATGACATTGTTTTGTTTGATGCTGTTAGTGGAGTTACTGCAGTAGGATCAACATTTACTGACGCGACGTTTGAAGATCAAAAATTTATGGTGACGTCTGTGCCATCTTTTAATACTTTTACAATTACAATGGCTTCTGTAGAAAGCGGCACACCTTTAAGTTCATCTGGTTCAGCATCAGCTTTATTATATTATCACGTTGGTCCATCACAACAATTAGGTGGCTTTGGTTGGGGTACTGCGAACTACGGCGGTACTGCAAACGGACCAGCAACAACTACGTTATCGACTGCTTTAACCGATCTTGTTACAACTGATATTGTGTTAGCAAGCTCAACAGCTTTTCCTTCTTCTGGAGAAATTAGAATTGGAACTGAAGATATTAGTTTTACAAATAATGATACAGCCACTGGAACGTTAAGCGGAGGAGCTAGAGGTGTTAACGGAACAACTAAAGCAACTCACAGTGCAGGTGCAACAGTCACTAACATATCAGATTACGTTGCATGGGGTGAAGCTTCGTCTGCTGACTTTACAATTGATCCAGGACTTTGGGTATTAGATAACTATGGAACAAAACTTATTGCATTAATTTATAACGGACAATGTTTTGAATGGGATGCGGCTGCTGGTGGTGCAACATCTACAAGAGCTACAATTATACCAAACGCACCGACAGCGTCACGTCATGTTTTAGTATCTACACCAGACAGACACTTAGTATTTTTTGGAACAGAAACAACAGTAGGAACTACATCAACGCAAGACGACATGTTTATTAGATTCTCTTCTCAAGAAAGTATTGATCAATCAGATTCTTACACTGTTACCGCAACCAACACTGCAGGCACACAAAGACTTGCAGATGGTTCTAAAATTATGGGAGCTATAAAAGGTAGAGATTCTATTTATGTATGGACTGATACTGCACTCTTTCTTATGAAGTTTGTAGGTCAACCATTTACTTTTGCTTTTGAACAAGTTGGAACTAACTGTGGTTTGATTGGTAAAAATGCATGTGTAGAAGTTGATGGTGCTGCGTATTGGATGTCCGAAAATGGATTCTTTACTTATGATGGTCAATTAAAATCGATGCCTTGTTTAGTAGAGGACCATGTTTACGATGATATAAATACTGTATCTAGAGATTTAATTAATGCAGGATTAAATAACTTGTTTGGAGAAATAAATTGGTTCTATTGTCAAAATGGATCTAATGTAATTGATAGAGTAGTAACGTATAATTATTTAGACTCTACAGTTAAAAGACCTATTTGGACTACAGGCACATTGCCAAGAGCAGCGTGGCAGGATTCTTCTATTTTTGAAAAACCACATGCTACTTATTATACTTCAAGCGATAATGCATCTACCGATGTACAAGGAAACACTGATGGAATTACAATATACTATGCCCAGGAAACAGGGACCGATCAAGTTAATGCTGGCGGTGTGGTCACAGCTGTGTTAGGAACTATAACCTCTGGAGATTTTGATATTACACAAAGAAGAAGTAACACCGGTCAAACAGTCGGTATGCCAGACTTAAGAGGTGATGGAGAATTTATTATGAGAATTAGTAGAATTATACCCGACTTTATTAGTCAAGTTGGAAATACACAAGTAAGTTTTACAACTCAAAATTATCCCAACAGTGCTCAAACAACAACAAATTTTACTGTATCATCATCGACAACTAAAAAAGATACTAGACTAAGAGCTAGATCTATATCTATGACTATTGCTAACACAGCAGTCAGTCAAGATTGGAAACTAGGTACGTTTAGATTAGACATACACCCAGGAGGTAGAAGGTAATGGCTACATTAGAAGAATTAGGATTTAACAACGAGACTATGTTCATCGACGGAGATGGTCAAATAAGATTAAGAAACCCGGACGAAGCTAGAGCTATGTTAGCTGCAAATGAACCTAATTTTGATTTAAGTAATTACACAATGTCTACGTTCCCTGTAACAAATATATTAGAAAGAGTTAAACAAAATAACGAACCTATTTTTAAAAATCCAGGAGAAGCAGAAATAGAACCAACTTTCGCAGGTGACTATGGAAGCGTACAGTACGGAGACAATAAATTTGATATAATGCAATATCTCCCATTTGGAGAAAAATCTATTACCGGTTCAATAATAAGAGGCATTGGAAGTTTAGTGCCAGACATGGACCCACGTCAAAAAGCTCTTAGAGATTTATATGGATACACTGACACCGGTAGCGTGCCATCTGGTTTAATGCAAGGATACAATCCTGTGTCTGGTGGTGGTTTGTATACATTAACGGGTGGTAAATTTGGTGAGCCACCAACTTACGGCCTACAAAAAGCTTACGACAAAAGAATGGATACAATAGAAAAAACTTTAACTAAAGAAGGTGGAAAATATGGATTAAGTCAAGATGATATAGATGCTATTTATGCAGGAACGTATGATGAAGAGAGCGATAATTTTGATACTGCTTTAATACAAAGACTAAGAGATTTAAAAGCAGCAAAGGATAAAGAGTTGCAAGTATTGCAATCAGTTACTCCTGGAAGTTCAAATGATGGGTACATTACTGTTGATGGCGGAAGCGGGAGCGCAAGTATACCTGACAACGTAACAGCAGCCGGTGGTACTTACGATGGAGGTTATCAAGCTCAAGAAGGTGGGTTTGAATTTACAGGTGATCAACCTGGAACATCGGATCAAGGTTATACAGATTCAGGGGATTTCGCAGGTTTAAAAAAAGGGGGACTAGTAAGTATTTTATAATGGCAAAAATTGTACAATCATTTACCAGAGCTAGCACAGAATATGAACGAAGAACTTTTGATTCTTTAGTTAGAGATTTAGATAGTATTGTAACAAAATTAAACTCATCATTTCAGGATGAAATGAAACAAGAAATAGAATCAAGAAGTTTTTTTCTAGGAGAATAAATGGCAGTTGTAAACCAATTTAAATTTTTTGGCGTAGACGACGTAACTTCAACAGCAGATCAAACTATGTTTGGCACTACTACTGTAGCAGGAGTTTCTAAACAAAACCCGTTAGTAAACGAAACATATATAATAAAATCATTAAAAGTAACATCTGCAGGAACACCTACGGTAACAGTTACAAATAACGCTATAACCACTATTAAAACAGCAGCTTTATCAGCTAATGTTACACAAGAATTATTAACTCAACCGTTAATAGTAGAAGGCGATACCATTTTAAAAGTAGCTTCTAGCACTACAGATTCATTTGATATCGCTATTAGTTATATGAACATTCAAAAGGAAAGGATTGATTAATGGAAACACTAAAACCAGCAAAAGTAGAAACACAGTATAGACACAAAAAAACAGGACAGATTTTTAAAGAAAGAAAAGACTGGGAAGCAAAGGGTTTTAAGGATGAAGAGATGGCTCAAGATGTAAAAGTCATAATGCCACCTCTTGATTTACTAAGTAAAACAAAGTAAAACGATTAATTAAGGTAAAATTATGGCAATATCTAGAATGCAACAACCCAGACAACAATACGGATTAGGAAAATTAGTAAAGAAAGCTGTCCGTGGTGTAAAGAAAATTGCTAAAAGTCCATTAGGTAAAGTTGCTTTAATCGGTGGTATCGGGGCTTTTGGATTAGGTTCATTAGGAGGAGGAACAGGTTTTTTAGGAAGATTTGCTCCGTCTGCTATTAAATCTGGTTTTATGAGAATAGCAGGACCAGACAAAGCTTTGGGTAGTTTATTTTTTGATAAAGGTAAATTTAGTTTAGGCAGAACAGCATTAACAGGTTTAGCTGGTACAGCTCTTGCAGCTCCATTTTTAATGGGTGGAGAAGACGATGAGGAAGAAGTTGTAGATGTTATAGACATTGCTGGAATAAAAAACAGAGTAAAAGATTTTTATAGAACTGGAGCAAATGCAGGAGAATTTAGTTTTCTTCCACAAAAACAATTTGTACAACCAAATTTTTATGCAGCTAGTGGCGGTCGTGCAGGATACCAAGATGGCATGATGGTTGAAGATGAAGATGAGGAATTTATAAGATCAAGTGCAGGTATATCTAGAAGAATGCCTAAAACATTTTTAAATATGGGTGGTGGCGCTGGTCAAGCTCAAGCAGAACAAATGCTTATGATGGAATATGTTAAATATAAAAACAAAGGTGGCACACTATCTTTTGAACAATTTGTAAAAGCAGTAATGCAACAAGCAGAACCAGAAGGCGCAGGTATGGAACAACCACAACCTGTTATGATGGCTGCTAATGGTGGACCTGTGCCAGGTTCAGAAGTGGCAGGATACACGACACCTGCAGGGTATAATAAATTTGACTATAGAACAGGTGGAGTGCCAGTTAGAGTAGGTAAACAAGAAGGCGGTATTATGGAATCAGAAGCTGCTGAAATGATTGACATGGGCGGCATGGAAAAAGATTACAGAAACACTGGTGGTTTTGTAGAAATGGGTGGTAAAGAAAGAGCTGATGACGTGCCTGCTAGACTATCTAAAAATGAGTTTGTATTTACTGCAGATGCTGTTAGAAATGCAGGAGGCGGCGATATAGATAAAGGCGCTGAAGTTATGGAAAATTTAATGAACAACTTAGAAGCTGGTGGTCAAGTATCAGAGGACTCACAAGGTTTAGAGGGAGCTCAAAGAATGTATGAACAACAACAAATGTTAGAATCAAGGATGATATAATGGCAATAGCAGATTTTTTAGAACCGGCAGTAAAAGATTTTGCAACTCAAGCAGCGGCTGCATTTCAACCAGACATAGATACAACTAAATTTACTGGTAGACAATTTGTTGCTGGTGAAGATCCTTTACAAACGCAAGCAATTAATCTTGCATCGGCTGGTGTAGGTTCTTATGCACCGTATTTACAAGCAGCACAGACTGCACAACAACAAGCGGCAGGAACTGTTGGCGGACTAGCTGGGTTGACAGGAGCTCAAGCTTATCAACCCTTCATGTCACCTTATCAAACACAAGTTATTGATGAGACGTTAAGACAATT